TTTAGATTATGAAGACTCAGATGGAGATATTCCTATAGTGACTTTAGTGGGATCTGGATATTGGGACTTTAGAGAATTTGGTGGGGTACCAGCTAACACTTCATCTAATTCAAATGAAAATGATGTAAACTTTGTCGTACCAGGAGCAGCTGATTCTGGAAATACTTACACAGTCATTGCAGAATTTTTAAAGAATTATTAGGAGGGTAACGGATGGCCAATACAACTTCCGGCACAGTTACTTTCGATAAAAACTTTGCAGTCGATGATATCATTGCAGAGGCATATGAGCGTATAGGATCTCAAGTAACTTCTGGATACCAATTAAAATCAGCTAGAAGATCTTTAAATATTTTATTCCAAGAATGGGGCAACAGAGGTTTGCACTATTGGGAAGTGGGAGATACAAATATAGATCTTATTGAAGGTCAAGCTGAGTATACTTTTTTTAGATCTAGTGCTGATGGCACATCATCGGTAACTGTTGGAGGCACGAGTGGATCTAGCACTTTTGGTATCGCAGATGTATTGGAGGCCACGTTTAGACAAAATAGAACACAAACAACTCAATCAGATGCAGCGATGACAAAGATTGATAGATCAACATACTCTAGTCTATCAGCTAAATTATCTAAAGGCACACCATCACAATATTTTGTTCAAAGATTTATAGATAAGACAACTGTCACTGTCTATCCATGCCCTGATGCAACAGCAGCAACAAAAGACATGCACATCTTTTTTGTAAAAAGAATACAAGATGTAGACACTACTTATACAGATGCAACTGATGTTCCCTATAGATTTGTACCATGTATGGTATCTGGTTTAGCTTTTTATTTAGCGCAGAAGTATGCGCCTGAAAGAGTGCAGGCAATGAAATTATATTATGAAGATGAATTGGCAAGAGCATTAGCAGAGGATGGATCATCTTCTAGCACTATAATAACACCTAAAACTTATTATCCAGGAGCATAATGGCATTTGCAAGAGGAAAAAAATCAAAGGCGATATCAGATAGATCTGGTTTAGCTTTTCCGTATGAGGAGATGGTTAAGGAATGGAATGGTCATCTGGTTCATAAATCAGAATATGAGGAGAAACACCCTCAATTAGAATTAAGGTCTAGATCTGGTGACGCACAAGGATTGAGAGATGTAAGACCTGATAGAACTGAGAGCGAGGTTGCGAGATTTCTTAGCCCCGATCCTTTTCAAACAATATCAGCATCATCAGGGATAATAAACGTATTTGAAAAATCTCATGGTAGATCCACAAGCGACACTGTGAGATTTAGAGGACCAATATTTACAACATCAGACCCAGATGCTTTTCAAAATCCTAAAAATTTTGATGGCATTACTGGATCTAATATATCAAAAGCAACAGGATATTCTATCACCGTTGGTAAGAGAGACTCTAGCGGTAACATAACTAACACGACAGATTTCTATCACTTTACAGTAGACACAGATACTGCTACAAGTGGAGGAGTATCAGGAGGAGGCAACAATTGTTCGGCTGGTCCAGCAACGTTGACAGCATAATATGGCAGGATTAAGTGCATCAGGATTAAAAACACAGATAAGAAGTTATACTGAGGTCAGCTCTACTGTCCTATCAGATAGTGTATTAGAGAATATTATATTAAATGCACAAAATAGAATTTTTAGAGATGTCCCTATAGACGCTGATAGAAAAACAGCCACAGGCAATTTTACATCTGGAACAGGCACCGTAACAGTGCCAGCAGGAGCTGTATTTATAAGAGCGGTTCAAGTCTATACTGCAACTGGATCTACTTTTACTGGTGCTAATGTATATTTAGAAAAAAAAGATATTACATTTTTAGAGGAATACATTTCAGCAACTACATCTACTGGAACACCAAAATATTACGCAATGTTAGATACAGGAGCAACTGGAGACGGTTCATCAAACTCTGGATCTATAATTGTGTCACCAACACCAAGCGCAACTTTTGCATACAAAATACACTACAATGCAATACCAGCTTTATTGGAAAACAATGACACTAATTATATTAGTTTAAATTTTCCAAATGGTCTGCTATATTGTTGCCTAGCAGAAACCTATGGTTTCTTAAAAGGCCCAGCTGATATGCTGCAATTATACGAACAAAAATACCAACAAGAAATACAAAAATTTGGAGGAGAGCAAATAGGTAGAAGACGAAGAGATGACTATACAGATGGAACAGTCAGAATCCCAGTTAACTCACCAACACCTTAAGGATTAAATTATGGCATCAACATTTTCAGATCTAGGTATTGAATTAATGACAACCGGCGAAAATGCCGGTACATGGGGTGATAAAACAAATACCAATTTACAGATAGTAGAGAAAGCAGTCGCTGGTTATGTGGAAAAATCTATTGCTGGTGGTGCACAAACAACAACCTTAACAATCACGGATGGTGACACCACGGAATCAACATCTGTTGCTAGACATGCGGTCATAAAATTAACAGGAACGATCACAGGTAATCAGATTGTTACTGTTCCAGATTCAATAGAAAAAGTTTACATTGTGGTAAATGGCACAACCGGTGCACATACTGTTCAATTTAAAACCGCATCAGGAACGGGTGTAACTTTTGGTGCATCTGATAAAAGCACAAAATTAGTTTTTTCTGATGGCACAAATATAGTTGATGCTAGCTTTGGTGGTGCAACAGATTTAGATGGTGGATCATTAACTCTTGATGCTGATGCAGATACAACAATCACAGCAGACACAGATGATCAGATAGATATTGCAATAGCTGGTGCGGACGATTTTAGATTTACAGCAAACACATTTACAGCTTTATCAGGAAGTAGTGTGGTCATACCTGATGGTGGTTTGACTTTAGGAAGCACTGCTGTCACTTCAACTGCAGCAGAGCTTAATATATTAGATGGAGTTACTTCAACTACAGCAGAATTAAATATTTTAGATGGAGTCACTTCAACTGCAGCAGAGCTTAATATATTAGATGGAGTTACTTCAACTACAGCAGAATTAAATCTATTAGATGGTATTACTGCGGGAACTGTTTCTGCATCTTTAGCAGTCATAGTAGACTCAAACAAAGATATATCTGGATTTAGAAACTTAAGTATAACTGGAGATCTTACAGTCGCTGGTGATGATATTACCATGGGTACAAATACTGCAGGTAATCTATTAATCGCAGATGGCACAAACTTTAATTCTGTAGCAGTAAGCTCACTATCAGAGATATCTACAGTTGCTAATGATGATGTATTTTTAGCAATAGATACTTCAGGTGGTGGCCTTAAAAAGATTGCAAGATCGGCAATTGTATCAGGTTTAGCTACATCTAGTGCGTTATCAAACGTGGTTGAGGATTCAACACCACAATTAGGTGGTAATCTTGATATGAATGGTAATGATATTGTTACCACATCAAATGCAGACTTAGAATTAGCACCAAACGGAACAGGACACGTAACTGTTAGAGGTAATACTAATCAAGGAACTATTCAGTTTAACTGTGAAAGTAATTCTCATGGGCAGCAGATAAAAGCAGCACCACACTCGGAGGCTGCAGATAATGTCCTAACTCTTCCAAGCACTGGTGGTAATGCTAGATTAGTATCAGCAACTTCAACTGCTACATTAACAAATAAAACATTAACATCACCAAAAGTAAACGAAGATGTTGCCGTTACTGCAACAGCTACAGAGATAAATTTATTAGATGGTGTGACTGCAACAACTGCAGAACTTAATATATTAGATGGAGTGACATCTACTGCTGCAGAATTAAACATATTAGATGGTGTGACATCGACAGCCGCAGAGCTTAATATATTAGATGGTGTTACATCAACAGCCGCAGAGCTTAACATATTAGATGGTGTTACATCCACTGCTGCGGAACTTAATATTTTGGATGGTGTTACCTCTACAGCAACAGAATTAAACATAATGGATGGTGGTACATCAGCGACTTCTACAACTTTAGTAGATGCTGATAGACTTGTAACAAATGACGCTGGCACCATGAAACAAGTGGCGTTAACAGATGTTAAAACATACTTGTCAAGCGCAGGATTTAGTACTGAGGACCCTACGGCTCTTGCAATTGCCTTGGGCTAGGTATATAAGGAATTTTTAGGAGGAAAATATGGCAAATACTTTTAAAGTGATCAATTTTGCTGCAGAGCCAAACTCAGCAGGCACACCTTTTACAATGTACACGGTAGCATCGAGTACGACTACAGTTGTGCTTGGATTGGTATTGGCTAACATACATACAACTACAGTGACTGCAGAGGTAGAACTTGTTAGTACAACATCAAATCGTGCTGGTGCAAATAATGCTTCAAACGGCACGTCTTTTTTAGTGAAAGACGTAAACATCCCTAGTGGAACTTCACTTGAACTGTTATCAGGTGGTAAAGTTGTATTAGAGGCTGGAGACGTTATAAGAATTGATTGCTCTGTAGCTGATAAACTATCAGGCACATTGTCAGTAATGGAGATAACGTAAGATGGCCTATATTGGACCAGAGCCAGCAGAATCGTTTACTTCATTTGCTACACAGACATTTTCTGTAAGTGCAACTACCTCCTACACTTTAGATCATGCAGTAGCTAATGAAAATGAATTAGCATTATTTATTAATAATGTAAGACAGCAACCTGGGTCTGGTAAAGCATATACTGCTACAGGGACTGCTCTAACGTTAAGTGAAGCAACAGCATCAGGAGATGCGATGTATTGTGTATTTTTAGGTAGAGCATTACAGACTGTAACGCCCGCAACTAATAGTGTTACAAGTAGTATGATTAATTATCCATTAACAACTTTTAGTTCAACAGGAATTGATGATAATGCTTCAGCAAATTCAATTACTATTGACAGTAATGGTCATGTAACAATGCCTTTACAATCAGCTGTTCATGCTTATCCAAATACTGCTCAAGATAATATGTCAACAGGAATTGTTACCATAGCACTTGGCGCTGAAATTTATGATGTTAATTCAGATTTTGATACTTCTAGTAGCACCTTTACTGCACCTGTTACAGGAAAATATCAAGTGAATGCATCTGTAA